GACGGTTACAAAGTAGCCGCTATCATCGAACTTCTGTCCCAAACCAACGAACTCCTCGATGACATGATGGTCGTCGAAGGCAACCTCCCGACCGGACACAAGACCACAGTCCGTACCGCTCTGCCCCAAGCCACTTGGCGCTTACTCAACACCGGTGTCCCCAACGCCAAGTCAACCACAGCCCAACTGATCGAAGCCTGCGGCAACCTTGAAACCTACTCCGTCATCGACAAGGACATCGCCGATCTGAACGGCAATACCCCCGATTTCCGCCTCTCTGAAAGCCGCGCCTTCCTGGAGGGAATGTCCCAACAAGTTGCCTCCACTATGATCTACGGCAATCAATTTGCCAACCCGGAACGGTTCACCGGCTTTGCCCCACGCTACTCCACCAAAACCGTCGCCAACAGCCAAACCGCCAACAACGTCCTTGACGGCGGTGGCACCGCATCCACCAACACCTCCATGTGGGTAATGACCTGGGGTACCGACACCAATCATGCGATCTTCCCCAAGGGCAAACTCGCCGGTCTTCAACAACGCGACATGGGCGAATGGCCCGTTGCTGACTCCCTGGGCAACACCTACCAAGCCTATCGGGAACACTTCAAGTGGGAAATCGGTTTCGCCCAACGGGACTGGCGCTATATGGCCCGTATTGCCAACATCGATGTTACCCAACTCACCGGCGTCTCCGCTGCGAACCTCATCAACCTCTTGGTTCGTGCACTCTACCGCCTCCCCACCGCACCGGTCAGTGCCACCACAATCCAAACCTCCGACACCCCCGCAGTCCGCGCCGACATGGGCCGGACCGTCATCTACTGCAACCGCATCATCCGGACCTACCTCGACCTCCAAGCGATGAACAAAACCAACGTCCTCCTTCGCATCGAGGAGTTCAACGGTAAGCCCATCACCACCTTCCGTGGTATTCCCATCCGCACGGTGGACGCGGTCCTCAGCAACGAAGCCCAAGTTACTTGAAAGGAACACCCCATGATCCTCGACGGATTCCTCCAGTTCTCCAACGCTCAAACTATCGCACAGGCGGTTGGCACCACCCCAAGCACTAACGCAATCGATCTGGGCAGCACCTCTGGTATCCCTCCTTTTGCCTCTGGCGGCGGTGCCCGAGACATCGGCATCGGCGACGATCCAGCAATGAAACTGCTGGTTCAGATCTCCACCACCGTCACCTCTGGTGGTGCAGCCACTCTGTCCGTAGCCCTTCAAGGCGCTCCTGACTCTGGTACCGGCACCGAAGGCACCTACGTCACTTGGTGGACTTCCCCAGTCTACGCTCTTGCTACGCTGGTAGCCGGAGCCCGCCTCTATGACATGGACATGCCTCGTCCACCCGCAGGCGTGGTTGTCCCTCGGTTCATCCGCCTATCCTACGTCATCGCAGGCGCCACAACCACCGCTGGGGCTGTTTCCTCCTTCCTCGTCCTCGATCGTCACGATGTGATGTACAACAGCACCAACAACGCAATCCTCGGTGGCTACCCCGCCGGCATCAACATCGCGAATTGAGGGACCCTATGATGAAAAACATCCTCCATCGTTGGGGCACCTCTCTCGCTCTCCTCCTCCTTCTGTGCAGCGTCGGTGCTGCACAGGTCATCACCGGCTCAGTACAACTCTCGCAAGACTTGCGTGGGTCTCTTGTCGCGGACGCAGCAGGCAACTACTATTTTCAAAACAATCGCCACTTGCTGTCACAGCTCAACTCAGCCGCCCTCCCAACCGTCTCAGGTGCTGCCTGCGTTATCACCGCCAACTCGACTGACTTCAATGGTCAAGTAACTGCCTGTACTGCAGCTGCAGCTGTCACCTTCAGCCAACCATACGTCACTGCACCACGCTGTGTTGCATCCACTTCCAATGCAACTAACGTAGCCGTAACTGTCTCTGCAACCACAACCGTTCTCACCATCACGCCAAATACCAACGGCGCTGGCACGTGGAACTGGTTCTGTTCAAGCGTCAGCTAAGGAACTCAGCAATGACCAAATTCCGAACACTTCTGGTGGGGGCTCTCATAGCCCTCGCCGTTGCTAGCCCCGCTATCTACAGCTGGGCTCAACAGATCACCTCCCTCACCCTTACCGGTAACGAGGCATGGTCAATCGCTACAGGCGGCCCTGGTGGACCATCAATCTTCACCACCACCAGCCAGATGCGAGGCACTGCAGGCTACGTCACTTCAGCCTTGACCTCTGGTGCTATCACTATGTCCGTGAACCAAAACCGTTTGGTGACCACGGCCCAAGTAACCGGCGCTCTTACCGTAACTGCTCCAACTAACCCCTGGGATGGTGAGAACTTTGAACTGGTCAACGCCAGTGGTTCCAACAACACTGCCACTGTCACCTTTACTGCCGCTGCTGGTCAAACCGTCAATGGTGGTGCTGTTGCTACTCAAGCCAACCAAACCAGTGCAGAGTGGATGTACGTTTTAGCTACAACCACCTGGATAAGGATGCGGTGATGCGTAAATTCAGCATCGCACTCTTCTTCTGGCTTGCATTCACGAGTGTAGCTTGGGCCGAGAACACCGTAGGCCCTTCGGCCCAAATCCTCTGCAACAAGGTCGCCAACGTTGCCATAGGCCCAACCACCGCAACCCAAATCGTCGCAGGCGTAGCCGGTCAATCCATCTTCATCTGCGGTTACCAAGTCAGCAACACAGGCACAACCGGTAGCTTCACTCTCATCTCCGGTACCGGTTCCACCTGTACTTCCCCAACCACTATCATCACCCCACAGAACGTAACCTCCACCGCCCCGGCGACCTACAACGTAGGCGTAGCCCAGATGCAAGTCGCACAAGGCGCTACTCTTTGCGTCACCCCTTCTGCAGCTGGAATCGCCACCACCATTTGGTTTTCCCAATTCTAGAAAGGCCCCCAATGTCATGACCATACTTCGTGACGCCATCGATCATCTAACAGCCGCCGAGAAGCTCCTCGAAGAACTGGGACCTCTCGAAGACGCCACCGACAAAGCCTCGGCCGAATACGCCCAAACCGCTACGGCCCTGACCGAAATCAAAGGCCAACTCAACGACGCCAAGGCCGGCCTCTCCATCGCCCACATCAAGAACCTCCGCGATTATGAAGAATCCATCTTCGCCAAGGCCCAGCAATCCAAAGACCTCGACGCTAAGATCGCGGATCAACAAACCCGCTTAGACACCCTCCGGGTCGAAGTCGCAGGTGCCGAAGCCCGGCATCAGCAAATCGAAGACTCAATCCAATCCCTGAGGCAACGCATTGGCTGACATCTACCGAACAGAAGTCCCAGGTGGGATCCTCTACACTCCCATTGAAGTCTCTGGGTCGGGCACCCTTGTCTTTGGTGTAGCCGGCAAACGCATTGTCGTCCTCTCCTTCTACTTCATCTGCTCTGCCAATACCAACGTCAAATTCCAAACCTCCACCGGCTCCATCGATATCTCCGGCCCGGCCTATTGCATCGCCAACGGTGGCTGTGTCAACGGCTTCAACGCCGGAGGCTGGTTCCAAACTCTTGTCGGCGATTCCCTCCTCATCAACCTCTCCGCTGGGGTCCCAATCGGTGGTAGCCTCAGCTACATCTTAGTCTAACCCAAGGAGCAACACTAATGGCCCTTTACGGCACTTCCAACATCGCAGCAACCACCCCAACTCTAACCGCTGTCGCGGCCACTTCCAAAACCATGCTTCAACTCGCAGCAGCCACTGCTACCCTTCGCCGAGCCTTTCTCTATGAATGGACCGTCGGCCCAGGCTCAGTCCCCAACGCCACCGATTGCGAGCTTGTTTGGTCCGTTATCAAACAAACCACCGCTGGCACTGGCGGTGTCACCCTTACCATGAACGCCATAGACCAAGCCGATGCCACCGCCGGCTCCGTTGCTTTAGGCAACTTCACAGCCGAGCCAACCGGCGCAGAAACCGGCATCCTCGACACCCTTGGCGCTAACCAGCGTGCATCCTATCGCTGGGTAGTGGCCCCGGGTGGCCCAGGCGAACTCGTAATCCCCGCCACCAACCTCGCCGGTCTTGGCGTACGGACCAAATCCTCAACCTATGTCGGCAACGCCATCGTCGGCTGCAAATGGCGCGAATGATGCGAAAAGCCCTTACCGGTCTCGGGACCCTAATCGGTCCATGGGGTGAAATCAAAGAACTCCCAACCTTCACTTGTGGTCATTGCCAAAACGTCCGGCGAGTCCAACCGATGTGTGACCCCGCTGACCTCGGTGGGCTTTGCAAAATCTGCATGAGCGTAGTTTGCGAACAGTGTGTCGGCCTTGGTTGTGACCCATTCGAAAAGAAACTCGAACGCGAAGAAGCCCGAGGTCGGGCTCGGCGCTGGATGGAAGGAGTAACATAATGCCCGCAACACCCTCACCAAACTATAACGACAAGCAGCTTCTATCCAATGACGCCACATTCCAAAACCGCGTCCGACAGGCTTTACTCTTAGCCTGTTCAAACATCAAGAACGAAGGCCCAGCAATAGCTTTCCATCGTGAGCGAGAGACCTTCCTCGTTGCTATCATGAATCAACCAGACGTATTCAAGCTTCTATTCGCCAACATTGTAGCCGATGATACAAATTGCATCGCCGATGCCACAGTCAATGGAACGGTGCCATTAACCTCCGGTAACGTAGCAGCCCAAGCCGCTCTTGTAACCGACCCACACATCGACACAGCCATCTCTGCCAACTTCAACTCATTCTTCCGTACCCCGGCAAACTAACATGCGCACTAAGATCGGCATCGTTTATGAAAGAACCGGTCAGGTCCGGCGCATCATCATTCCTGATGAAGATCATCAATTAGCCGCTCATGCCAATGTTGCCTTCGACGAAGTCCTTCACATAGAAACCCAGACCGGCCCAATCGATCTGAAAGAAATCCACGCCATCGTTCAACGTGTGACGGGTAAGATATTGTCATGACCGTCATTGTCATCATCTCCGGTACGACCTCCACCAGCCCTTCTGACTGGAATAATTCCAGCAATTCTATCGAAGCCATTGGCGGTGGTGGTGGTGCCGATGGTAGCAACACCGGTGGTGGAGGTGGAGGAGGTGGTGAATACCGCAGACTTAATAATTTCAGTGTCGCCACACCTGGAACAACAGCGTTTAATTATGTAATCGGTGCTGGTGGGACCGGTGGGGTTAGTGGTGCCGGCAGTAATGGAGCCAATACCACATTCAATACTAGTTCTGTCATTGCTGTTAGTGGTAAAGCTGGAGCAGGAACTGGTGGAGCCGGAGGCACGGGTGGTACCGGTGCTAACGGCAATGCTAATGGCGGAGCAGGCGGAACTACTTCCGGCAATGGCGGTTCTGCGGGTGGTGGAGCCGGCGGCCCAAATGGCGTTGGTGGAGCCGGAGGCAATTCAACTGGCGTTAATTTCGGCGGCGGTGGAGGTGGTGGAGCCAATGGTGGTGGCGTAGGCGCCGATTCAAATGCCAACGCAACTGATGGCGGCGTGGGAGGAACCAATCGTCTTGGGAGTGGTGGTCGCACAGCCGGAACGGGAACTGCTGGCGCGGCCGGAGGCGTAGGATCGAACGGTGGAGGTGGTGGAG